TCTTGTAGAAAATTGTAGTCCTATTCATCTCACGGATAAAACTTTTCCTTCCGATGCTTACGTTGTAACGTTTCGGAATCCCGATGGTGAAATTCAAAAAGACTTAGTTCGTTCTGCAAAGAGAGTAAACATCTTTGATATGTACTATGATAAGTTTGGACAGGGTGCAATGCTCAGTATCGACTTTGGCCCTGGTAACGTAAACCCCAAACTGTGGGGTAACAAACCACAAGAAGAAAAGAAGAAACGCCGATGAGTATTGGTTTTGGTTTTGATGGTAAGGATAAACAAAAGGGTATCCAACTTAACCTAGAAGAGGTTAACAAAGTCACCAAGGAGTATAAGAAACTCAGGAAGTATATGAAAACAAACTTCTATGAGATTCAGACTCTCAGTGGAGACGAAAAAATCATTTCAGAACTTCTGAAGAAATACGGAGAGGAGGATTGACACCTCCTCTTTTTTTGTATAGAATAGTATTTGGAGGAACTTATTATGGACAAAGAAAGACTAAAACTTATAGTTCGCAATCTAGAACTACTGGTTGACAATTTGAAGTCTGAAGTTTATTCAGATGTGAATGCATACAAACCAAACTACGAAGAGATTGCTCCATACATTGGTGACTACGACGAAATTTTTGAGGACGACGATGGCTACTGCGACTGATGTAAAACTGATTAGTATCACCCCTGATGCCGAGAAGACAATGGCGTACATTGCCAGGGTCTCTAACCCCTCTAATCAGGACAATGAGAACTATGCTGGTCTCTTGCGTTATTGCATCAAACACAACCACTGGAGTGTGTTTGAACAGTCTTCTATGTCGTTGGAGATTGAGACCAATCGTGGTATCGCGGCCCAGATTTTGCGTCACCGCTCATTCACATTTCAAGAGTTTTCGCAACGTTATGCCGATGCAAATCTTTTGGATGATACTATTCCAGTCCCAGAACTTCGTCGTCAGGACACTAAGAATCGTCAGAACTCTATTGATGATCTTGACCCTGCGTTTGTCGAACTTTCATACAAACAGATCGACACATACTTTAAACAAGGTATGTCTCTGTACAATCACTTGATCGAGAGTGGTGTTGCGAAAGAGTGTGCACGTTTTGTACTCCCACTTGCGACTCCTACTCGCATCTATATGACTGGTTCCTGCCGCAGTTGGATTCATTACATCAATCTTCGTTCGGCCAATGGAACACAGAAGGAACATATGGACATCGCTTTGCAGTGCAAAGAGATTTTCAAAGAACAGTTCCCGACTGTCGCAGAGGCCCTTGAGTGGGTCTAAATACAACTACACAAGATTTGAAGTATGGCTGTATACCCTGTAATTAATCAAGAGACTGGGGAACAAAAAGAAGTCTCTATGAGTATTCACGAATGGGATGAGTGGAGAAAGGATAATCCAGACTGGATACGAGACTGGTCTGATCCATCCACCGCTCCCAATTGTGCAGAGATTGGAGAGTGGAGAGACAAACTTGTCACCAAAAATCCAGGTTGGCAAGATGTCTTACATAAAGCTTCAAAAGCTCCAGGTTCCCGCGTTACTAAAATTAATCACTAATGGCAAGAAAAGGAAACTCCCCTATCGGTGTTGGTATGACTTCAAAACAAATGAAGAGGAAGAAACCGATCAATACGGATCTTCTGAATAAAATTGAACCGATCACTGACAATCAAAAGATTCTGTTTGACGCATACAAAGAAGGTAAAAATATCTTCGCGTATGGTGCTGCTGGTACTGGTAAAACCTTCGTCGCTCTGTATCTTGCATTGAGAGATGTTCTTGATGAGAGAAGTCCCTACGATAAAGTTTATATCGTGAGGTCATTGGTATCCACTCGTGAGATTGGCTTCCTTCCAGGAGATCACGAAGACAAGTCATCTCTCTACCAGATTCCTTATAAGAATATGGTAAAATATATGTTTGAGATGGCCACTGATGCAGACTTTGAAATGTTGTATGGTAACCTGAAACAACAGGAGACTATCAAGTTCTGGTCTACTTCATTCATTCGTGGTACAACTATCGACAGGGCTATTCTTCTGATCGATGAATCTCAAAACCTTAACTTCCACGAACTCGATTCTATCATTACTCGTGTTGGTGAAGACTGTAAGATTATTTTCTGTGGTGATGCAACCCAGACTGACTTGCAGAAAACCAATGAGAAGAATGGTATTCTCGATTTCACCAAGATTATTCAACAGATGACAGAATCTTTCCAGATTGTAGAATTTGGTGTAGAAGATATCGTTCGTTCTGGTCTTGTCAAGGAGTACATCATTAAGAAACTCGCACTAGGTATGTAATGTTTATCGTTGAAAATCATCTTGGTGATATTGAACTAGAGAAAAAAGAGGTTGATGGAATTCGCCTATATAAACTACCTAACGGCGACTGGGTTCCTTCTATTACTTCAGTCACCAGTTTCTACAACAGAGATGTATTTCTCAAGTGGAGACAACGGGTAGGTGAACAGGAAGCTAACAGAGTTACAAAGGAAGCGACGACTAGAGGAACAGATTTTCACGAGGTCGCACAAGCCTATTTGGAAAACAAAGAGTTGAACTGGGAAGATTATCTTCCCGCATCTCGTTATATGTTCCACAGTGCCAAACCTTTTCTTGATAAGATTGGTACTATCCACGCCATCGAAAGAACTTTATACTCTGAATACTTGGGTCTTGCTGGTCGCGTAGACTGCATTGCCGAGTATGATGGTGATCTTGCAATCATCGATTTCAAGACATCAAAAAAGATCAAACCAGAGAAGTGGATTGAACAATACTTTGTTCAAGAAACTGCATACGCCTGTATGTACTATGAGATGACTGGTATTCCTGTCAAGAAACTCATCACAATTATGGTCACACCTGGTGGTGAGGTTCACGTTTATGATAAACGAAACAAAGGTGACTACATTAAACTATTGGTGAAGTATGTTAAAGAATTTGTTGGAAACCGAATGGTGGTTAATGGATGACATCAACAAGGCTCTAGAAGAAAAATTTCTCTGTTCTGGACGTTTCGCTCAAGACATTGAACGTATCGTTGCAGAACACAAGATGACTTACATTGATGCGATCATTTACTATTGCGAGAAAAACAGTATTGATGTAGAATCAGTACCTAAGCTAGTTTCAAAACCACTGAAGGAGAAACTGAAGTGGGAAGCAATGGAACTAAACTTCTTGAAAAAAACTTCTCGCGCAAGACTTCCGTTATGACTGCATTTGATTGCTACAGAACTTATCTGGCATTCAAAAATCATTTTACAAGAGAAACATTCGATTACTTTAAATATGGCGGCAGAACCAATGCGTCTGTCGCCTCTTTTAATAAGAGACGAGACCGTTATTTCTTTGAGAAGATGTCTCGTCAAAAGAAAGATGATGAGATAGTGGACTACTTCACAGCCATCTTCTCTCAGTGTGATGATCCACAGAGAATGTGGATTGGTGAAATCATTCAGACTGGAGAGGAGAAGTACAAAGACTGGCAGAAGAAGGTGCAGAGTCTCAGTTACATCTTCAGACAAGAGATGGAACACCTGTTTGAGGACATTGATTTCAACTCAGTGTTTGTGTGTGAACAAGGTAAACATCCAGTCTTGGTTAAGGAACATTTAAGAAAGAATGTATCCATTGAATCACTCATCATTCTCGATGCGATGGTTCAGTACAAAGAACGATTTGATTCTAAACTTGATGACTTCGTGTGGAAAACCGTCAGTCTCAAGGTTGACAAGTACAAACCTTTCTTGTTAAATAGTATTGAATTAGACAAGTACAAG